TAGGTGGTAGTCTAGCTGGTAGAGCTGCATTAGGAAAAGCTGCTGAAGTAGGTGTAAAAAAATACACGACTTCTCAGTTAGCAAAGCGTGGAGCACTCTTAGGTGCTGCTGAAGGTGCTGCATTTACTGGACCACACGAATATTTTTTACAGGATATAGATGTAGATTTAGGAGCAAGAGATAGTTTAGATTTATCTTTAGTAGGTCAAATGGGTTTGATGGGAGCTGGGTTTGGTGGTCTTCTAGGTGGAGCTATTGGTGGTGTAACAGGTTTATATGGAAGACGATTTGATAAAAAAGAGTACACTACCTCTAATGAAGAAGTTATTGAAAAACAAGGAGCAGGTAAAGGAGCTAGAAAAGAAGCAGTAGAAACTTCAGAAACAGAAAGGAGTTTTGCAAGTAATAGTAATAATATGCTAAATAAAATATTTGCACAAACTACTGGTAAACCGACTACTTGGTTTTTAGGTTATGTTAGTAAGTCTCCTGCATTAAAAAGATTTTTAGAAAGTTTAAGATACGATTATGATTCAACTTTAACTAGTACTGGTAGAAAAGGTGTTAAAGAAGAAACCTATGGAGAATATGAAGGTAATTTATTATCTAAATTACAATATGCTTTGCATAAAAGTTTGAATAGACTTTATACTGCTGAAAATGGTTTAAATAAATTAGGACCAAAAGAAAATGATGATTTACTTAAATTATTACAAAATGAAAATATAACTAGAGATAATATTTCTAAAGTTAGTGGTCAATACTCAGAAAATGTTATTAGAGCTTATATGGGTATCCGAGAACTTTTAGATTTTAGTTTTGATGAAGCAAATAAATTTGGATTATTTAGTGCTGGAGTAGTAAAATTAGCAGGATATTTTCCTAGACATTTTCGTTACGAAGTTGTTGACAAGAAAAGACCTAAATTAGAAAAATTAATTATTGAGAGTGGTCATGCTGACCCATTAAATGAACCCATAACAAAACGAATAATAGATGCTGAAACTAATGAAATTAGAAAAGGAGTCTTAATAGATGCAAACGGGACTGATGAAGAAATTTTTGGAATTAATTTTTTAAAAGAAGCTGGGTATGAAGGAAAAGTAATTCAAGATGGTAAGAAAAAAATAACAATATATAATGCAGCCGATGCTTCACAAGAACAACTAACGAAAGCTAAAGAATTAAAAGCTACAAAAATTGTTGATGATATGCTTGAGCATAGATGGACTCCGTTTGAGTTAAAGTCAGCTCGAGCTAAATCTTCGAAAGGATTCTTACAAGAAAGACGTTTTAGAAATATTAGTGATGAAGATTTAAGTGAATTTTTAGAAGGCGATGTTCAATTAGTTTTAGAAAACTACATTACAACAATAGCTAAAAGCACTGCACGAGCTAAATTTTTTGGTAAAACTGCTGATGATTTTGAAAAAAACTTTATAAAAAATACAGCAAATAAAACTGGAATGTTTTATGAATTACAATCTGCTGGTATGTCAGATACAGATATTAAAAAGATTTTAGATAGAGTTCGATATACTAGAAAAGTTGTAACCGGTGAAGAAAATTTTAGTGATAGTGTTTTAAGAGACAATCCTTATGCTAGTTTTGCTGCTGATTGGGGTAAAGTTATTCAGCAAATGGCTCATTTACCTGTGGCTACTTTATCTAGTGTAACTGAACCTTTATTACTTTTACAACGAGCTGGACTAGATGATGCTCCTAATGTTTTAAAAGATATTGCAAATGGTATTATTGCAGAAACAAATAATACTGTAAATCGAGTAGGCAGAGCTTTATCATTTACTTCTGGTAAAATAGGAATTTCTTCTGGCACTAATCGAAATATTATTAAAAGTTTAGGAGAACCTCCAACTGTAAAAGATTTTAAAAAAGGAGCAAGTATTTTTGATACAATGGATGATGATGTTTGGGGAGAAATGTATCAAACCAATCTAGCATTAGAACAAGCAGTCATAGATAGAATTGAAGGATTGGCTGGAGAAGGAGTAAAAGGTAAAGTAGCTAAAAATGTTCAGAATGCTTTTTTTAAAGCCAACTTATTAACACAATGGACACGAGCTGTTCAATTAGCAGCATTTACAACTGGTAAAAGATTAATTGTAAAAAATGCTAGACAATTAGCTAATAATAAAACAGACTTAGGTAGAAAGTTAACTAAATCAAATAAAGAATATTTAATAAGACAGTTAAATGAATTAAACATTAATGAGAATGAAGCGATTGCTTTTTATAAAAACTCATTAGATAAAGATGGTAGATATAGTATAGCTTTAGCTAAAAAATATACAGATGAAGATAACATTAATTTTTATAATGAAAAACTAACTAAAGCTGCTGGAAGATTTACAAGAGAAATTATTTTAAATCCAAGTTCTGCACAAGCTAATAGACCTTTATGGTTTTCTACTCCTGCTGCACAATTATTAATTCAGTTTGCAGGATATCCAACTGTCTTTAATAATACAATTTTAAAAAGATTCTCTAATGAATTATTTACAAGCCCAGCTCAAACCATACCAAAACTTGTGCCGACTGTTCTTTTAATGACTTCGGTAGCTCATTTAGGTAATACAATTAGAAGTAATGGTCAAAATTTAAGAGACTATGAAACAGGAGCACTAAAAAGTGAAGGTGAGTTACTAGGAGAAGCGATTAGACGTTGGGGTGGTTATGGTCCATTTGATTATGCATCAAGATGGAACAATGAGTATGATAGAAATGTAGGAGGATTTACAGCTACTGCTAAAGCTTTTGCTGGTCCTTTACCTCAAGATGCTATTGATGCGATTCTTTATAGAAAAGGATTAGCAGAAGTAGCTGCTACTAACTTACCGGGATATGGAGCTTATGATATATTATTTGGAGAAGGGACTAAGAAAGAAATTAGAAGGATAGCTAGAGGAAGTAAAAGTAAATCAGCTTTAACAGAAGCTCAAGCTAGAAAAGTAGGTACATACTATGCTAAAGGTGGGATAGTAACCAATGTTCCACGAGTTCCAATAGAACCTGATGAAAGAAAAGATAGAATGACTGGTGTTCCATACGATGAACAAGCTGGTATTATAATGGAAGACGAAGAAGAAAAATAATGTTACTTTATACAGAAGCACAACTAGAAAAAGCTTATAGAATAGATTGTAGGGCTAGAACTAAATCTAATGAACCATGGATTCAGCTAGAAGAATTTAGACCTTTATATGAAACTTTGCTTGAGCATTATATGAAAGCTTATAATATTGATGATATTTTAGCATCTGATATACCAGAATATTTAATTGACTCTGTAAATGAATTACTTGAAACAACACTAATCTTGGATAAATAATATGTTCCCTTTTGAGATAATAACAATGTTAGGCTCTACTTTGATAAGTAGTTTGTTAAGTCTGTGGTCTCAACGCATGAAGGCTAAACAAGACGAACAAAAGATGTTGATAACTCGTGGAGAGTTTCAGCTTAAAGCTGTTGATGCTGCTCGAAATGTAGAGAATGCAGGGTTTCAATGGACTAGACGTATTATAGCATTGTCGTCAATATTTGCAATAGTAATACTACCTAAATTAGTAGCAGTTTATTATCCAGATGTTGATGTAACAGTCGGCTATACTGTATTTAATCCAGGATTTTTATTCTTTACAGATGGTAGAGAAGTATTTGAGTGGATAACTTTTAAGGGTTTAGTAATAACACAATTAGATACCAACCTCGTATCAGCTATTATTGGTATGTATTTTGGTGGTAGTTTAGTAAAAAAATAGGAGATACAAATGAGTAATGGAGGATATCCACCACCGGGTAGGTTTGGTGGAGATATGGATAGAAATGAGGTTGAGATTGACCTTAATAAATTCATGGCTTTACTACAAGAAAAGTCAGAGCTAAAAGACAGGATAAGAGAGTTAGAAGACGAAAAGAATGATAACCCTTATCAAAAACTTATCTTTATTGCTCAAGCTGTAGATAGCTGGAGAATAATACCTAGAGCTTTTCTAAGTATTTATATGTATCTTTTATACTATGTTACATTTTGGTTTATGGATTTACAAGACCCAACAATGCAACAGTCAGGATTAATTTCAGTAGTAGTTGGAGCAGGTGCTGCTTGGTTTGGTTTATATACTAATAGCTCTAAAAAACCCGGAGGAGAAAAGAAGTGAAAAAACTAATGTTATTAATGCTATCATTAGGGTTAGTTAATGTTGCGTATGGTCAAGATGGTACTCAATATAATGAGGACAATGCATTAACAACAGTTAATACTACAACGACTACCAACACAAATACTAATAATAATACTAATGTTAATACTAATAACAATACAAATACTAACACAAACAATAACACAAATGTAAATACTAATACAAATGTCAGCACTAATACAAATACAAACTTCAGTACTGCAACCAATAATAATAACAATACAAATACATCTAGCAGTGTTTCTACCAGTACTAACAACAATAATAACGTCAATACGTCTACATCTACATCAACTTCTACAGTAAACTCTACTGTAAATCAAAATGTAAATAATACGACAACTTCTAACAATACTAATGTTAATACGTCAACGAATACAAACATTAATAAATCAGAGTCTGAATCTAATGTAAATACTAATAATGTAAATCAAAATAATAATAATACAGTTAGTAATAATACAAATAGAAACATTAATGAATCTAGTAGTGTGCAAACTATTAATCAAAACGTAAAAAGTAAAGCACCTCCTGCTTCTGCTATTGCACCAAGTATCATGAGTTATTCGCAGGATATATGCCGAGTAGGAGCTTCGGCTGCATTCTCTGGTCAAGTGATAGGTTTATCAGGTGGTAAAACAATAGTCGATGAAAACTGTGAACGATTAAAACTTAGTAAATATCTCTATGATATGGGTATGAAGGTGGCTTCAGTTAGTTTACTTTGTCAAGATGAAAGAGTGTTCAAAGCTATGTCAATGGCAGGAACACCTTGTCCTTATAAAGGTAAGATTGGTAAAGAAGCAACTATTGCATGGCAAGAAAATCCTAGTGCACGACCAGATGAAGCAGATGCTAAAAAAGAATTTATAGCACAATGCACACAAGAATCAAATCCTAAGAGAGATAGAATAAAACGTGATGTTGTAGGATTATTTAGTAAAGTTGTAATTAGTAAAACAAAAACAAAAGGACAATGCATAGACGAATTTTATGGCAAATAGCAGTTCTTTGTTTAAGTTTTAATCTTGCTAGTCAATACATTTATGAAAGCAATCAGTCTTTAATAGACTTAACAAATCAAACCGGAACTACAAGTTTAAATGCTGGAGACGACCAATTATCGTCTGCATTTAATTTAGACTTTACATTTAATTTTTACGACCAACAATTTACATCTGCTCGTATGGCTACGAATGGATGTCTTCATTTTGGGTTAGGTACAGGTAATATTAATTATAATAATTACTGTGGTGATTATACACCTGACCCTCTTCCACAATATAACTACACACTTTTTCCATTCTGGACTGACCTTATTAGAGATAATCAATCTAAGATGTTAGCAAAAAACTTTAGTGATAAGACAGTCTTTGGCTGGTATAATATGCGTGAGTATAATCGTAGTGGCTCTGATAACAGTTTTGAAGTAATACTTTGGACCAACTCTAGTTTTGATTTTAGATATGGTGCACTTAATATTAATAAACATGATGTATTGATAGGAGAACAAAAAGATTCTAATACTTACTATCAATATTTATTTTATGATGAATGTAATACAGGTACAACTAACAGCTCAAGTTGTGTCAATGTTGATTGGAATAATTCTAGTTTTAACACACTACTAGAGAATGGTGGTTCATTGTATGGAGCAGGTTCTGGTAATAATTTAGACTGTAGTAATCCTCTAAATGATACAAACTGTCCGGGATATTGGGAAGCTTATGATGATTTACAATGCGACCTAGACCCACAGTATGCACCATTTTGTCGTGGATACAGACAAGAAGAATCTGTTGCATTCTTTGACGAGCAAATGGTTGACTATGGTTTTGTAGATGAACAAGAGCAGTTTGCTAGTGGAATATTTAGAGACGAGCAAGAACATTTTGGGTATGACGATTTTGAAGAGTATGACACTTTGTATGACATTTTTGAAGAAGAAGTCTTCTTAGAGCCTATATTTATTGATGAAGAGTATGACACTTTTCCAGAGGAGTTTGATTTGTTTGAGCCAGAATCTATGCGACACGAGCAACATCAAGAAGAGTTTGTAGTATTACTAGCTTTTGAAGATTTAGAAGGTAGACAAATAGACCAGCTACCTAGAATAGAAGATGCACTCTTAAATGAGTTTGTATTACAAGAAACATTTTTATTAGAAGATTTTGAAGAACCTGCAAGGATTGTAGAGTTTGAAACTATGGAAGAGTTAGATGAATGGATAGAAGAAGAAAGACAGCATGGGAACAGAGAAGAGGAATTAGAAGAAGAAATTTTAGAAAACGAATCGGAATCCATAGAAGAAGAAATAGAAGAAGAAATTAATGAAGATACAGAAGAAGAAGTTATTGAAGAACAAGAAGGTAAAAGTTCTATAACAAAAGAAATGGCACTACGAGTAGTTAGTAGTACATATAAAACTGCTAGAGATAGTGTATATACAACTGTTCATGGCAATACATCAACAACTGGAGCAGCTAGTTCAAGTATGTCCGGCTCAACATCATCTAGCTCAACAAATAGTCTTTCTAACTCTCCAAGTATTTCGGACCAGTTTAATTCATCGACTGCACAAACTAATCAAATACTAGACATGACAACTACCACAACGACTACAACTACAACGAGCACTATGAGTTCTAATATAGGTAGTGTCACGACAACATCAGTAGCTAGTAATACTACGACCTCACAAAGTATTCAAGACAACCTTGATGTATCTATCAATAATCAAGCTAATGATGCAGATTCTCAACAACTAGTAGAAAACATTATAGCTAATAATCTACAACAAGCACAGGAAGAAGTAGAAAGTAAACAAGAAGAAACCGGAGAGTATGGTTCGGAAGATAAAATTATAGCGTACATGGGATTTGTTCCTAACTTTAACAGCTATGCAACAGTTTACATACCAGACCAAACTCAATGGTATGAGCCAACAGCAATCTATACAACTAATACTATCAATGATAACATTGAAGCATTTTATGGATTAGCTGGTCAAAGCATACAAACTTTGACAAGATTAAAAGAATTACAACCAAACTTATAGGAGGACATTATGGATTGGTTACAAAATAAAACAACACAGTTTATTGCGTTGATGGGTATTATTGGAACTCTTGCAGGGTTTGGATATACTGGAGCTACTTATGTTAATAGGATAGAAAACCTAGAAGCAAAAGCTCAACAAGCTAAAGAGACCGATGATGGGTTAGGTGAAATTGAAAAGAGAATCGAAGCCCTAGAAACTTCAGTATCTTACATAAATAAAACTATTGATGAAACTGTTTTAATTAAACTTAATAATATTGATTCAATTAAATCTGATATCTCAGGCATGAAAGCTGATATCGAAAGTGTAAAAACTGACATTAAAATATTTAAAGAAGAAAATAAGAATCCTTTAGCCGGATAGACTTGACAAACTCAAATCAGAGTATATAATATAGGTGTATCGGAGAGAAACTATGACCTTATTAGATAAAGTTTGTTGGGGATGTCTATCATTCTGGACAGGCTTAGTGTTATATTTTTCTTTTTTCTAAGCATCCATTTTTCTAGCATTTAAATGAGCTTCAATTTTATTATGAATTGTATCTAGATGAACAGTCAGTTCTCTAACAATCGTTGTCAATAAAACATAATCTTCTTTTGTCAAAAACTTTTTTAGTTTTGTGATGTCTGTTGAAACTCTTTCAGTTACTAATTTACCTGTTTTATCATACAATAAACTGTATGCAAGAAGTCTAGCTTCTTTTCTTTTTGTGGTCATGATTCTAATCCTGTAAATGTTATTTTATCTTGCCTTCCACGAAGACCTGCTTTCATATAAGATGTAGCCCTACCTTCAAAAAAGTTTTGATGTTCAACTCCCATTACTTCATCTAGCCATGTAAGAGGATTATCTTTTTGGTCATAGTTTGTTTTTAAACCTAATTGTAATAATCTTCTATCAGCTATATACCTGTTATACGCATACATATCTTCTTTACTTAAACCTTGTATGTCTCCCATTTCAAATACTAAATCTAAAAACTTGTCCTCTAATGTCACCATTTGTCGGCATATATCATAAATTTCTTTCTTAAATTCGTCTGTCCAAATGTCTATGTTTTCTTTTATAAACTGTCTAAATAATTTAGTCATGGCTTCTACGTGCATAGATTCATCACGGATAGAGTAGGTTACTATCTGTCCCATACCTTTCATCTTGCCAAACCTTGGAAAGTTTAACAAGATTGCAAAGCTGCTAAACAACTGTAGTCCTTCAGTAAAAGCTGAATAGACTGCTAAAGTTTTTGCAATACTTTTTTTATCTTTGCGAGTAGTTTTAATATCATTAATATACTCGTGCTTGTTAGACATTTCTTCATACTCTGCAAATGCTTTGTACTCTATGTCCGGCATACCTACAGTATCAAGTAGTAAACTATATGCGTGTTGATGAATTGATTCCATGTTTGCAAATGAACACATCATCATTCTGGCTTCTGGTTTTTTAAAGATACGCATATATCTATCTATATAACCAGCACCTACATCGACATCTGATTGAGTAAATAATCTAAATATTTGAGTCATTAGATTACGTTCTGTATCTGTTAAGTCTTGCCAGTCTTTAACATCTGTATGTAAAGGAACGGATTCCGGCATCCAATGCATTTGATTTTGTAATACATAGTAATCAAACATCCATGCATCATCAAAAGGTTTATAATATTCTCTAGTGCTTAATAAACTCATTAAAGTTTTCCTCCAAGTTTTTTAATTTATCGTTTGCATGAACAAATCTATTTAATAGTTTATCCATTGTTTTAATGATATCTGGATGGTCAGCAATAGCCACACTAGATTTAAAATATAAATCTAAATTTGCTTTTGCTTCTTCTCGTTCTGCCAAATATTTTAGTTTTAATACTTCATAATAATTATTCATAATATATCCTATCTAAATGGTTTAATATCTTGTATCCATGTAACTAAAGACCATCGTTCTCCTTTAGTAACTGGTGTTATTTTATGTAATACATAACTTGGAAACATTGTCATATCTCCAACTTCCATATGTATTGGTCTATCTGCTCCTTGTTTTAAGACAAGTTCGCCACCCTCACAATCATTAGATAATAATACAGAGACAGATATTTTTCTGTTTGCGTAAATACCATTACCTATGTCTGTATGCCAATCATAATGATGTCCTTTTTTATAATGTAGTAGTTGTAAATTATCAAAAATTCCTGCTATGTCAAAATTAAAATGACTATTGTTGCATTCCTTAACAGCATCAAAAATTATTTCATATAAATAATTATACTCAGACGAAGCCGGTATAGGATATACATCTACTTCTCGTACAGAGTTAACTTTTGTTGACTTATCAGCATTACTATGTATTTTACCTGTCCACTTCTCAATATCATTAGATATTTTTTTAATTTGTACGCATTCTGTTTCTGTTAAAAAATTATTTACATTAACAAACGGAGCAGGTTTTTTATTTACTGGTTGTTCTAGATACATTTGTTTCCTTTGGTAGATAAACTATTACGAATGAATTACAGTTTGGACAACTTAAATTAGTTTCCATCATGTACGTTTCATCTTCTTCATCAATATCATGGTCTCCACCCCATATTAATTCTGTATTACAATGCCAACATTTCATATTATCCCTCACAAGCTATACATTCAACATCATCAAGTTTAATTCTAGGCACTTTGATGTTTACATTTTCTGCACTACGAGCAGCATTGGACCTAAAGTAATATAAAGATTTTAATCTGTTTGCTCCATACCAATGCACATCATTAACATATTGCATATATTCATCGTGAACTTCTTGTGGCTCAGTAGCCTTTGGAAGTGTGAAAAATAAATTAACCGATTGAGCTTGACATATAAACTCCTGCCTTTTATATGCGTGTTCTACTATCCATATCTGGTTAAGTTCATTAGCAGTTTTAAATAATTCTTTTTCTTCATCGGTTAGTATATCAAGATGTTGTACCGAACCATCATGTGCTGCTATATCTTTCCACAGTTTTTCTAATTCAACTTTTTTTAATCCTTTTTTGTTTAATAATTTTTCTAAGAATTTATTCTTTACTTGGTAGCTTCCGGATAAAGTTTTGTGCGTATATACGTTAGCCCTGTATGGCTCAATCGAAGGAGAAGTCCCACTGCATATGATGCCAGAAGAAGCGTTAGGAGCAACAGCGAGTAAGTGAGCATTCCTCCTGCCACTACCACTGATATCAGGTGACTCGCCACGTTCATCAGCAAGTCTTTTAGTTGCTCTAATCGCATTTTTTTTGATGTGTTGAAATGCTTTGTAATTAAAACTCGTAGCGAAGATGCTTTCGAATGGAATATTTCTAGACTGGAGGTAAGCATGGAAACCCATAGCTCCCAAGCCCAACGACCTTTCTCTATAAGCTGAGTACGCAGCTCTGGTAAATCCTTCTTTACCTTCTCGTATATAGTTTTTAAATCTTTTGAAGTTAGCATTATAGTCTCCTAGTTGTGTTGTGTCAATAGCGTTATCAATAAAATGTTGAATAACATTATCTAACATTGTAATTAAATCATCAATAAAGTTTTCATCTTTAGACCATTCATCAAAATATTCTAAATTAACAGATGATAAACAACAAACAGCAGTTCGTTCTTCATTTGTAGGGAGTGTTATTTCAGAACATAAATTACTTTGTTTTATTTCTAAACCTAAATCTTTTTGTTTTTGAGGGAGAGCATCATTACAGTTATCAATATTAACAATGTAAGGTTCTCCTGTTTCTGCTCTAGCATTAATTAGTTGCCACCATAAATCACGAGCATTAATAACTTTTACAGCTTCATTTGTTTTAGGGTCGACTAATCTGTAGTCTGCATCATTTTCAACAGCTTTTAAAAACTCATTATTAACATTGACTCCATTGTGTAAGTTTAAACATTTACGATTAATGTCTCCACCAGATTCTTTTCTCATGTTAATAAACTCTTCAATCTCTGGATGCCATATGTCCATGTATGCTGCATAGCTACCTCGTCTTGTCACTCCTTGATTAAAAGCTAACATCTGAGAATCAACTACGTGCATGAATGGTATAGAACCAGTAGACTTACTTCCGTGAGTAGTAGAAATGCCATTACTTCGAATATCTCCCCAATATCCACCGATGCCACCCCCTGAACTTGCCAACCATATATTTTCATCATAATGAGCAGATAAACCAGTACGACTGTCAGGTACATAATTGAGAAAGCAGCTAATAGGAAGACCACGACTTGTTCCCCCGTTACTAAGTATAGGAGTGCTAAACATGAACCAACACGAGGAACTGTAATCATAAAGTCTTTGAGCCAATTCAAAATCTGTGACACCTTTGAAGGTTGCTCCGAAGGTTGCTGCTCTTGCGAATGCTTCTTGGGCATGGGTTTCTTCTCCTGTTAAATATCTATCTTTTAATGTATCAAGACTAAACTTATCTAATCTATCTTCATTATCATAATTAATTTTTATACCTAAGTATGGTTTTGGTCCTATTTTATCTTCAATCATTTGTGTTTACATTTAGTGCGATTATAGCATAGTGAATAATTTTTAACAAGTCTTGTGGATTCTTACCTTCTTTTTTACCATATCGAATTGCATACTTAATAATATTACCTAAACAAAAACCCTCTCCATGTCCAGAGTCGACAATAATATCTGTGGCTTGATATTTATTATTAGCATAATGCTCGTTGTAGGTCGAATCAATATGTTCTTTTATTGTTTGTAATATTTTATCTTCGTTAAATTTATATTGCTGAATCATAATTTTTCATTAGTTTCCAATAAGTTAATAAACTATTAAACATTGTTAAATGTTTTTTATGTGTATCTCTGTCCCATATATGACATGATATATAAGTTGGGTCGTCTCTGTCTACAAAAATAGAAACTCTTTCCGGGTCAGTTACATTACAACCTTCGGCATAAGCTGATAGTTGCATACCATGATTATCATAAACAAGAGTAGAAGGGTCTTTACCAAAAAGATTATTCTTAGTTTTAAAATCAATAAAAATTCCAGACTGAGAATACAAATCTATCTTACCACCATACCCAGACTTTGCACAAAAAGAATCTTCTGCTATCCAAGTTTCATTAGGAAACTCTTCATCTAAATATTTTTTAATTATTTTAAAAGTTTTATTTTTAGATTTTCCTTGAAAACCTTTTTC